AAAGCCGGTTCCGGCCCTCGTGGTGATGGGAAAGCCTGGATGATCAACGTCAGTCACGGTAATCTTGAAAAAGTCAAAGCCGCTTTGGAACCGTTTGGCATCAAACTTGAGCCGCGCTACAATTACGAGAAGATGAAAGAGTATCGCACCAAGCGCGATGCTGCTCTCAAGGCCACCAAGGCCGCCAAGGCGACTTCCGCTTCTGCAACCACTCAGAACGCTACGATTGCGGGCACCCCTGTTGCCCCGAAGAAATAAAAGCATCTGATCGTTGTTGAATAGTGATGGACAGGCTGAAAATGCCTGTCCATTATGCTAACAATTAAACCATGCTTCAAGGCAAATTGCTGGGAAGGGAAACGTCCTACCCCACTAAGCCCGAGAGCCCAAGAGCCTAAGAGCCTAAGAGCCCGAGAGCCCAAGTTGTAAAAATTTCGGGAGTCGATTATCGGTTTGGCTTAAGCAATGAACGACACTTGTTCCCAGCCGTTTGCTTTGAAGCAAGAGGTAATTATGACTATAGATGCATATAAAATTGAACGTATGTTGACAGTCTTGGGAGAGGTAATATTTTTCATCCTGTCCCATTATTATAAGAAAGACGCCGCGATCACGTCCTTTCTCAACACAAAGAAAGGTGAATTTAATAGGCACAAGGTTAACGACTGATGGATGATGCACAGTATCAAAAAGTTGAAGATGCAGTGCGCAAGTTGAACAGCATCCCAAATGGCATTGGTGCCGGCAAGTTGTGGTTTTATCTATTACGTCAAGCATTAAAATATCTAGGCATAACTCTTTGGCTCCGTTACGTCAGATGGAGATATCCATGTTAATTCTCGGCATTGATCCTGGTTTGACCACAGGGGCATGTGCACTGAATGTAAGTAAATCCGGCTTCATAGTGGTTACAGCGCTGGAGATACCTTGGGATGCTCGATTTGAGTCTCTTAAGGCCCTCATAGATGGTACGTTCTTCAACACGAAGCAACCGCAGCCACCAGTAGCCGTAGTAATTGAAACTTTCAGGTTGCGCCAAGCACGAGCATTGCAGCAAACAGGATCTGACTTTCCCTCAAGCCAGGTAACAGGTATTGTGCAAGCATTTCTTTGGTTAGACAAGCTGGATCCTTTTGTATCCAAGTTAGATTACCTCCTTGATCCAGAAATAACGCCCCGACCTTATGGTTTAGAACGTTTGCATTTTCAAGAACCTATCATGATGAAACAGGTTGCTATAGCAGACGCGGATAAGCACTGGGTCGAAGGCAGTGAGCATAAGAAGGATGCGTACAGACATGCTCGCTACTATTACTTAACACAGGTAAGACAATGGCCCTAATAAACACTCAACCAATTAAACCCTTGACTAATCGACAAAAACTTAAACATATGGGTGGTATAGGCAATGAGATTGATGTCTTAGCGAAGATATTAGATCGTCTAGGCAAAATCGAAGCACGGTAGGGCCGCGTGCAATAAACTATCATAGATTTTCATGTGCGTATCCTGAATGTTGAGGCTGAAGTTGAGAATATCATCGCGGCCTTTGCAGTATCATAATCCCTACGGAGGAGTAATGTTATACGTAAATGCAAAGTTAGTCCAAAAAGTTCTGATGTTAGCGTTGGAGGCAGTTACAGACGCTACAGCATCAGACGACGCAATTATTGGGGTTCCGTTCGAAACCCTTGAAAATTTGCGCCCACTTATCGAAGGGCACCCTTCAGATGAATCAGCAGTTAAAGGTTCTGAGCTTCTGGACACCCTATTGGTAGAAACCATCGACGATAATGATGACGGCGATGATGATGATGATGGTGAAAGTGAGGATTAAAATGATCAAAAATTTCTTAAGTATTTTGATGGCAATTCTTGTTGTGCTCATGTCAACTCTGGCATGCAATTCAACCAGCACACCATTTAATTCGACGGCCTTGCAGGAGCAAGTACTTGCGGGTCCTCCCCTGCAAGGTACACCTCTGTTGGGTGATATTTGGTTGGTTGCGCAGAATACTACTGCTTATTGGGTCAACCAAGCATTCAATGGCGCAGCATTCACTCAGATACTCTCAAACGGTAACGGCGGATATTTCATTCTTTGGTACCCAAATAACATAGGTGTTGGCTTCACATTGATTAATGAAGCAGGTACAGCTAATACTGCAGTTCTTGACTGGGTCAAAGCTACCGGCGGAAAAGGTAACCTGATTAACTTCAAAGATACCGAGAGTGTTGTTCAGTATATGAAGGATAACGGATGGAAAACTGTTGCCGCAGGTGAAGTTCCTGCCACGCTCAGACTTGCTTGGAGCACTTTTGCTCAAGCCGTCGCCACAGGAATTGTAGACTATGGCTCAGCAATGATTTCAATTCTTTTGGTTCCTGTAGGCATTTTGCCTCCCGCGCTTCTCGATCCTTCTGTGAACGACGCAGTAATTTGGGGATAAACATTACTTAATAGTGCTGGCGGCGACATACTGGGTTGCCGCCAGCAGTTCGATTTTATCTTCAGAAAATGAATGCATTTCGTTTTCTGAATACAAAACCGAACAAGGAGTAATATATGAATCTCGATCCAAGATGGGAACCAGTTCCTTTTTCTGCTTGGCTTTATGCGCGATTGTGTGCACATAATGAAACCCAAGTGGGCATTGTGCTTGCTCAAATGATTGCATTAGTTTCTTTCATGTCGTCAATTCCCGTACCTAAAACTTGGGTACAGCGCCAGCTATTCAAATACATCACCTGGATATTTACTCGTCGCATGCTAATGCTTGGACGTTTGGTTGAAAAAGGCCTCGTAGCTCAAGGATTCATAACATTTACAAAGGAGGACAACAGTGGCATTTCAACTACCGAAACTGAAGTCGCAGATCAAATATCCTAATACTCACATCACGGTTAGACCCCAACTGATTGCTTGTGATCGTTGTGGCATGCTCAAAGCTCAAGTGCTCATTTCCTATACAGTCGTATACAAGATCCGATTATGCATGGACTGTTTTAAGAGTTCATAATGAAACAACCATTACCCTTTCAATTAAGTGCTGTCGAACTTGCCTTACGTGACAGCGGTTTCCTGATTGCTGATGCATGCGGCTTAGGCAAAACCATTACTGCTATCGAGATCGCAAAAGCAGCTCGCCTACGTAATAGTCCCCTTGAACATTGGCGTTGCCTAGTAACTGTGCCCAGCACACTTCGTGCTCAGTGGAAAGAGGTCATCGAAGACCAAGATCCTGTCATGCCTGTGCTTATAAGTGATTATATTCCATATGATTACGCGCAAATTGATGGTTATGTCATATCAGGTTATCCTGAGTTCCAAGGGGGTCATGGATATAAGTTCTGTGATACACTCTGGGATGTACACATCATTGATGAAGCGCACCGCATTAAGAATCATAAGAGTGTATCCTCTGCTGCCATAAAGAAGGTGCCTTCTATGAGACGATATGCTTTAACAGGTACACCTTGGGAAAGAACACAAGGAGACATTTGGTCCATACTAAACTTCACTCGTCCAGATGAGTTTCCTTCATTTTGGTCTTTCGCCAAAGAATGGTTGACCAAGGAGGATAACTATTTTGACCAGTTTAAGTATGGAGGTCCAATAGATCCCGCGGAATTTGGCGAAATGCTAACTCACTACATGATTCGGCGTGCAAAAGAGGATGTTCGGAGCAATATGCCGGAACTGTTAATGGTTGAGGTCCCCGTAGAGATGACTGAAAGGCAGGCTAAGGCATATAAGCAATTAGCCGAGGCCAACGACATTGTTGTGGAGGTAGAGAACAAAGAGATGCTTGTAAAAAACATCCTCGCAAGGATAACTAAATCACAGCAATTGTCAACTGATCCTGGACTACTAGGATTGAAGTCCGGATCTGGCAAGTATGCCTGGCTTGAGGAGTTCATGGCGGACCATCCAGAGCCGTTACTTATTTTCTCCCGCTTTAGAGCTGTCGCCGAGGGTTTGGCCCGGAAATTTGGAAGTGACTTGATAATCGGGGGTGAGGAAAAGGGAGGCAAGGACTTTGCTACAGGAAAAACAGACATCTGCTGCTGTACTATCGAGTCGGTAGAAGGTGTGGATGGCCTTCAACGAGCTGTTAACGCTGTGTTTCTTGATGCACATTGGTCTACAATTCGGATGACCCAAGCAATCGATAGAATACATCGAATGAACATTGATGCCCCGAAAAATATTTACTTACTTCACTCGTGCAAAGAAGATAAAATGGTCCTGGACGCAATAAATAACAAATGGTCCGAGAGTGATTTAATATACTTTTATATGCAGTCTGGTTAAGCCCTTGCCATTTTTTAGACCTTGGAATATAATTGTAACACTTGCTGAGGAGCATTTACCCTATGAACAACAAAGCTATACACATCTCGGATGTACGAACATTCAGATCATGCCGACGTAAATGGTCATGGTCATCCCCATTACAAGGTAATTTAGAGCCCGTAGTACCATACCTGCCGTTTTTTACAGGTAAGGCGTTACATGCTGCTCTCGAATATTATTATCGAGACGGTATTCCATTTGAAGACACCGTGGATACCTATTTGGCATCCGAAGAAGCTAATATGACTGAGATCACAACCTTATGGCCTTCGGAACAATCGGCTCTCGAAGAACAGATCGACCTGATTCGTGATCTTATTAACCACTACGCTATGTGGCAGAGACAGGATAAACGCAAGTACAGTGACAGTAATCTTGAATTCATCAGTCTTGAGATGCCATTCGAATTACCATTACCGATTCCTAAGGGAGTGATACATCCCACTCTTGGCATTCCCAGCAACGAACATGGACATCCCACAATCAAGGTCGCTGGACGTTTGGATGGAATTGTTCGTCATCGCATAACCGGTGATTATTGGATTTGGGAAACAAAAACCACCCGCTCAATATCTGAGCTTACTGAATCACTTGCCAATGATGAGCAGAGTGCTTTGTATATGTGGGCTGCAGAACGTGTTATGCGTGTGCCTATCAAAGGAGTTCTTTACAACATGCTCCGAAAGAAAGCTCCCGCAGAACCCAAAATATTGCAGTCTGGAGCTTTCTCCCAAGCTAAGAACGTCGATACAACATCATATTACTATCTCGATGCAATCAAACGTGCATTCCCAGATTGGTCTAACGAAACGATTATTGACGAATATGGCGAGATTCTTAATATACTGTTAGATAACGATGGCAAATTTTTCAGCAGATTTCCTCTTTACCATAGCGCCACTGAAGTTACAAGCACGTTGGAGAACATTTATTATACGGCAATGGAGATGGTTAATCCAAATTTACCCTTATATCCAGCGCCATCTTGGCTGAATTGCAATTTTTGTTTCTTCAAGAGCCCGTGCTTGGCTAAGAATGCGGGTAGCGATTACACTGTGTTACTTGATGAAGAGTATCAAGTGAAAACACATAACATTTCATTACGACCAGAAGCGGAGTAAATAATGGCGAAGAGATACAACCCAACGCAAGATGAATGTCCGAAGTTGAAGCTGTTGATTTATGGTCAACCAGGCTCAACAAAAACACGCACGGCGGCTACCGCGGCTTTTGAGCCTGAACGATTAGGTAAGGTTCTAATGTTGGAAGCTTTCGGTAACCCCATTTCAATTCGTGACTATCCTGTCAAGCCTGACATTATCACTATTGAGACAATGTCAGATTTCAATGATCCATATGAATGGCTCAACAATGGTCAGAACCCTGATGCTGACTACGCTAAAGAGTTTGGACTTATTCCTCCGTATGACACATTAATTATCGACGGGCTTACCGAGGTTCAACGTTATGTAATTCGCAAAGTAAGCGGCACAGACTATACGGCACCAGGCAACCTTACCACTGCTTTGGGCCGACAAGGTTTTGGCCAACTTCTCGGCACAATGCTTAATTGGGCTGTGCACTTTGTAAAGCTTGACATGAACATTATCATGACCAGTCTTGAAGCTTCACAACAATCAGCCGATACTGGAATTATGCATCGACATCCGCTTATTTGGGGACAGACAGGCAATGAAATTGCAGGATATATGTACATGGTAGTGAGAGTAACAAATGAACTTGTTGGCGAACGTCTCCTAATATCAGAGAAAAACGACCCTGTTACAAGTGATACAAACTCGGTCGCTTTTTTCAAAGAAACACCACAGTATTACGCTAAAGATCAATACGGTATTGCCGTCGATCATTTGACAAATCCCACAATAGGCAAAATTCTTGACTTAATTGATCAGAGCAGGAATAAAACCTCAAACCCCAAACCCCTATAAGGAACCTAAACCATGCCCAATATTGATTTCTCTACCGTAGTAGGCCTTGAGCCTCTTCCCGTCGGTCGCTATCCCGCGATCATCGCCGCAGCCACTGAAGGCACTTCCCATGCTGGTAATGCCAAGATCGACCTTCAATGGAAGATTGTTGGTGGCAAGTATGCGGATCGTATTATCTTCGATTCGCTCGTTTTCACTCCCCAGACTGCTTTCCGCGTTAAAGGCACTCTGGTCCAGCTTGGCTTCGCAAAGAATTTCAAAGGCAATGTCGGCTCGCAAGATTTGATTGGTAAGACCGCCGAAATTGTGCTTGAGATTGAAGCCAGCACTCAAATCGATGAATCCACCGGCGAACCGTATCCCCCCCGCAACCGCGTCAAAAAGGTTGTTTCCGTTAAATTAGCTCAGGCCGTTAAAAAGTAAGTAGCCTGTAGCGTATTCTCTGCTCTGATCAACTAAGTTAGGAATTACATGCAACCATCCGAGTTCATAAATCAATTTGCTTTCGGTGGATTGTTGTCAATAGCAGTAGGATCTGTGACAAGCAGATCCTACACTGCTTCATCGGACTTTGATGCGACCAATCTTCCGTTCGACAAAGAAATATACTTCGGCCCTGCAATGTGTCAGAGAGCCGGAGGTTCTAAGGAAGATACATTAGGCACAAAAGTTCTTTGGGTAGATGTCGATAACATTAACCGCCCACAGTGCACACTCCCACCTTCTATGGTCGTATTTAGCGGTCATGGTTGGCATTTGTATTGGATTTTGAAGGAGCCGTTACTTGATCCTGAAAAAATAGAGACTCTAAACAAGACACTCATTGAAGACATTTCTACTGCTGATAAGGCATGTTGGAACTGCAATCGTGTATTGAGGGTTCCTGGATCTACCAACCGCAAAGAGGCTGATGTGCCTATTGAGGTAGCGCTTAAGGTATATAAACCTACTATTACATATGCCATTAAAGACTTTGAGGTCTTAAGCAAGTTATCCAAGCAAAACCGGCACAAGATTAGCACAGGAGATATCCGTGGATATCGATCTCGAAGTGAGCGAGATTGGGCAGTCTTATCTTCTTTAGTGTTGGCAGGTGCGTCCGATAATCTCATTACACTGATTTATAACGAACAACCTGTTGGAGAAAAAGCCCGCGAAAATCCACACTACTTAGCACATACTATTGAAACCGTACGGGCTAAAGATCTTTCGCCTGAAGTGGATGCCGAAATGGAAGAGCGTCCAGAGGGGTATTTTATTCCTGCACGAAAAGGTTGGAAACGTATCAGTACTTTTCTATTCGAACCTTCATATTTACTGGATGGTTCTGCATTCCATGCGGCCGACGCTTTAGTGGGTGATGTGACTGCAGATGCATTCACTTGGAAGGATATTACGTTTAGTCGTTCTGCATTCACCAGTGTTACACGTATGGATAAAGAAGCTCCTGTTGCTGCTTGGCAGTGGCTTGGTCATGATGACGACCTACGTAAACTTCTCCCGTATCTCCTCCTAAAACTGAAAGCCAAAGGCTTACCCAAGGTTGCAGCTACCCCTGTGATGGGGTTACACAATATCAAGAATCGTTGGTGTTTTCTTGGTGATCTACACACCTTAAATAGCGATCAATGCTGGCCACAATTTCAAGGGGCAGTGTGCTGGCTCCCAACTCAACGTGAGCATCCAGAGCTGGATCTTATTCCTGAAGTTACCGATGAAGAGATTAAGCTTGTAGCCGAGAGCTTACCACTTTTGAACGACCCAGAAACAATTTGGCCTATGATTGGCTGGTATACAGCTTCATGTCTCAAGCCATGGTTTGAAAAACAGAATTATCGATTCCCCATTTTGAATGTTACAGGGACGAAAGGATCCGGAAAGACAACCCTTATTCAACGTATCTTTATGCCGTTAATGGGCCAAACTAGTCCGAAAACATATGATGCAAACACAACAAGGTTTGTTATTCTTTCCCTCATGGGCTCTACAAATGCAGTCCCAATCGCTTTCAGCGAGTTTCGTTACGGATCCGTTGAAAACTTTATTAGATTTATTCTTTTGTCCTACGATACCGGTCATGATCCCCGAGGAAAGGGAGATCAGACAACTGTGGACTACCCGTTGTCTGCACCGTTTAGCGTTGACGGGGAAGATATCATTGACGATCCTGCCGCACGTGAGCGCATCATTGTAGCACAGCTTCATCCGGGATCTATCGATGAAGATACCGAACCATATAAAGTATTCCAGCACTTACGAAAGAACATGCCCACACATTTTGGTGGATATATGATTCAACAGATTCTAAAACGTGAACCACAGTTACTGAGTTTTCTTACAAGAGCCCGTAATGCTGTGTTTACAGCTTTTCCTGCTAAATTTCCGGATCGCGTAAGGAATAATCATATTGTGGCCTATGTTGGAATATTATTATGGTGTGATATTTTGGGTGTGCAACCACCTTCAGCTAGTGTGCTTCAGACAAGTATTGCTTCGGTATTCGATTTGGAATCTGGAAGAGCACGAACATTAGCAGATTCACTTGCCGAAGACTTAATCAACGGCATTGCACAAGGATTTGCACATATGAATCACTTTTATGATTCTGACGCAAATGTACTTTGGTTCCAATTAGCTCCTGCACACTCTTGGTGGATAACATCCAGGCGTCGTCAGGGCCGCGGAGCACTAGAGCGGGATGCTATCCGCGCTCAGCTAAAAGAGGCTCCCTACTCGGTTACTCCGCAAGTCGTGAATGATGCCTGGATGTTTGGTATCGATCTTGCGAAAGCCTCTGAATGTGGTCTTGACGTCCCTTCTCGTATTGGCGAACGTGCATTCGTAATGAGGTTAGGTAATTAATGCCCCAGATAAATTTTGCTAACAAGCCTAACTTCTTACGGCCAGAACTATTAAAGCATGGTCAGATTCCTATGCCTCTTTCTGGTATGGCTCCACGCATTGTGCTGTCCGAAAAATGGTGGTTGGCCACAAGACGTTCTGCATACGCAGCTAATAATTATTGTTGCTGGGCATGCGGTGCTACGGATGCTCTTGAAGCTCACGAAGCTTATGACATTGACTATGTAAAGTACAGAATGACATACGTTGAAACAGTTGCTTTATGTACTAGTTGTCATAACTTCATTCACATAGGACTTACAAGAAGGCGTGTGGCTAAAGCAGAGTTTAAGAGAATCGTATTACATGGGCATAAGATATTAAAGAATGCTAAACTCAAAGCGAACTGGGGACTTAGCCGACATTTAATGGATTTGGAATTGTGGATGTTCAAAGTAATTCGTAATACTGAGCCCGAACCTTCGTTGCCACCAATTAGATGGGATAGCTGGCGATTGGTTGTTTTTGATGTGGAATACCCGCCTCGCTTCAAAAGTGAAGTGGAAGCGGATAACTTTTATAGGACAAGGAGTCTCAATGAATAGAATTGTTTTACTTTCAGGTGGTATGGATTCTGCCACCGCGCTTGCGTTAGCATTAGAAGATAGTGCTAACGTAAGTACATTGTCAATCGGTTATGGATCAAAGCATTCATATATGGAAGGTGAAGCAGCCAAGAGCGTTGCCGGCTTTTACCGACTTCCTTTGAATGTGTTGACTCTACCCACCAGTATTTTTGCCGGTGGCAATTCAGCATTGCTTGGTGAATCAGTTATTCCTACAGAGGAATATCACGACATCACAAAGGAGACCCCTTCAGTAACTATGGTGCCCTTTCGTAATGCCAATTTCATCAGTGCTGCAGTTGCTATGGCTGAAGCTCGAGGCTTCGACGAAGTTTGGTTGGCGGTACATGCAACCGATCACGGAGGATGGGCTTATCCGGATTGCTCACCAGAGTTCGTCGGGAGCATGAGCGCGGCCACTTACATTGGTACGATGCGCAAAGTTCGCCTGATCACACCGTTTCTTTGGGATACCAAAGCAGACATTGTCCGCAAGGGTATGAAGCTTGGTGTACCATATCATTTAACCTGGTCATGTTACCGCGGTGGCAGCATTTCGTGTGGTAAGTGTCCAACATGTCTTGAGCGTCTTAAAGCCTTTGAACAAGCAGGTTTCACTGATCCGATTCATTATGAGGATAGCCATGCATAACATTACCCGTAAATACGATTTTGCAGCGGCACACCGTATAGAAGGTCATCCTAAATGTGGACGTCTTCACGGGCACAATTACACCGTGATTGTTGAGTTGTCTGCTGATGACACTGAATATGGCATGGTCATGGATTATAACGATATGGATGCTGTATTCAAACCTATCGTTGATGCGTTCGATCATCGGTACATTGTTAGCCGTGAGAATCGTGGTTATACTGATCCATATGCTGAGCTTGCTTTGCGCAACGGTCATGCAATTGATCTACCAATGGTTCGTTCAACGGCTGAATGTTTGGCCGAACATTTATTCGAAATGTGCAGTGCTGCTTTAGCTCGTACAGACACAGGTGCGCAAATGTACAGTGTTACTGTTATTGAAGCCCCAAAGAGCACGGCTACATACAGATTATGAACAAAACCTGCACCCATTGTGGTACCGAGAAACCGATAGAAGCTTTTAACAAAAACAAGAATACTGCTGACGGTCATAGCATGTGGTGCAGAGATTGTATGAAAGCTGCTTATGATGCGAAACACTACAAACAGTATGTGCAAAAAAATCCGCACATACACCGTAAGTCACATCTCAAATTGAAATATGCCATTACCCCTGAACAATATGCAACAATGTTACAGGAGCAAGGGGGTAAATGCGCAATATGCGGAGATGCGGCTGAGTCATTGCCAAAGCAACTGTTAGTCGACCATGACCATGAAACTAGTAAGGTTCGTGGATTGTTGTGCCCACGATGCAATCATGGTCTTGGTCGATTTAGAGATAGCATTACGGATCTGGAAGCGGCTATTGTATACTTAAGGAAAACACAAAATGAATGATGCGCAAGATATGATAGAGATTAGAAATAATGAGTATGCAGACGCGTGGCGCTTACAAGGTGAGATCTGTCAAACACCTGCCATAAAGTCAGGTTTAGAGAAGTTACTTATTGAACTACCACAAGCATGGTTTCCGTGGATTATGATTCTTAATAAGCTTCTCCGAATTTTTGGTTCTCCTGTAAATCCTGATCATTGGTTAGATATTGCAGGATACGCTACGCTAGTTCACAATCATTTAACAAAGGATAAGAATGGCTAACATTGTACTCAAAACATATCCTGGAGATGACAAAACACAAATAACCGCTACGACCTATCAAATGCGTAACTTTTATCGACAATTCAGCGATGGATTCTTTTCTGTCTTAGACGTGATGAATTACATACAGCATCAAACGGTTGTACGCATGGCTAAAGCTGATGATCGTATCTTAGATATGTGTTGCGGTCGTGGGTTACTATTGCCTATGCTCAGGTACGAACGCAAGACAATTGAATCGTATACTGGTATCGATATTGCACCTACTAATGCAATATTCAAAACAAAGCGTGTCAATGACGGCAAGTCAATTGAAAAGGGATATTACCCATTTCGTGTGTACTTTGTTGAGGGTAATGTTGCTGTGATGAACGAAAAGCTACCTAACAATTACTTTACTTTCATCGTGTACACCTCTTCGATTGAGCATATGCAGAAAGCGGACGGCCTTGCAAGCCTTTATGCGGCAAGGAAAGTAGCCCAGAAAGGTGCACGAATGTTTTTGTCATGCCCCAACACGCCAGAAGACCAAAATGGCTACGACACTCAGTATGCAGCACATATCTATGAGTGGAAGAGATCCGAGATCATTCCGGCACTTAAAGATGCTGGATGGAAACTCGTTGATCAGTATGGATTGCTTATTGCTGGAGATACGCTCAAAACGCGGTTGGCTGCCCAACCCAATCTTCAAGCTGCCTTTCAGAGACAAGCAGAGTTTATTCCCAGGGATTGGTTATACCCAATATGGGCACCCCTTTTTCCTGATGACGCCAAAGAAATTGCGTTTATTGCAGAAGCTGTATAGGAGTTACAAATGGCAACATTCAAGCAAGTTGATCCCAATGAGATTGAAAACTCACGTGAGGGTACGCGTGGAAGAGTTTCCTATCCGATTATTAAGGGGTTCATGGAAACTGGTTTTTACATGGCCGAAGTGAGTTTGGAAGGGTCGCGAAAACCCACTTTGATGCTTATGCTGTTAAAGTCGTACTGTGTCAATCATGACATGCCTGTAAAACCTTTGATTCGCAAGGGACGTCTTTATTTGATGCGTCTAGATGTTGACAAAGATGGCAACGCGATTCCTAATTGGCTCGAACAGGCCTTCCCTATGGATGCTCTGGATAAAGAAGTTACGCTCGGTGCACCTATCGATGAAGATTTGAATAAGCTGGCGTAATATGGCACATCTTTTAATCGTGGTCTCACAAAGGTACAATTACGAAGAGTTTTGGGTAACACTTCGAATCCTTAAACATCGCGGACATACCTTTGACATTGTTTCCACTGGGCTGAAAATTCGGCCAGAGACGTCTGATAAAATCAACGTACTATCAAAAACAGTATATGAAATTCCTTCAATGGCAGGATATGCAGGTATCGTAATTATCTCTGGTAACCCTAAGGATACAGAGAAGTACTGGCATGATAAACATGCACAGATGCTTGTAAAGCAAGCTGTTGAAAATAATATTGTCATCGCTGGTATTTGCGCTGCCGTGCCTGCAGTACGCTTAGCAACAAGAAATAAGAAAGTATCTTACTTTCCTTTAATTAAGTCACGTGAGCTTCTGGAGGAAAATGGTGCTATTCTTATTGGAACTTCTCTAGCGGTCGATGGTAAATTAGTAACCGCTGAAAATGAAGCCATGACAGAAATGTGGGCTACAAATATTGCAGATGTACTCGAAGATAAATTACCCACATATATCCTGGAAAAATCCTCGTTCAAAAGAAAGGAGATACCTCGCAAGGATGTCCCCGAGTTAGAATATCTTAAAAAGGTAATAAAGGATACAGGTAAAACTGGAGTGAAAGATGACTAACTATCAAGTAAATGAATTGTTTCATTCGATACAAGGTGAGGGTATGCATTCAGGTAAAGCGGCGACCTTTATTCGCCTGCAAGGATGCACTGTTGGTTGCCCATGGTGTGATTCCGGCCCATTTGCGGATAAACTACATCGTGCAACCAACGGCATGACCCGCAATACCTGGGGTAAAGGCGGTACTCGTCGTTCAGCATTTGATATTGCACTGGAAGTGTTCGGATTTTGGGGAAACACCGATGATGCTCACATCATAATCACAGGCGGTGAGCCTACCTTGTATAATCTCGATGAGCTAATCGACACCCTTAGAATAATGCGTCTTGAAGGAGGTAGATGGCCTTACATTCAGTTAGAGACATCGGGCCAGAATGAATTAAAGGGAGTGCTGACTCCTGATTGGATTACTGTGTCACCAAAAGCAAATTTGCAATACCAAGTTCCCGATAAATTACTTGCTAGAGCCGACGAATTAAAATTTGTTGTGGACTCTGAATTGACAGAGCTTAATGTGGCGGACTTAGAAGCCCATACTTTACGTATCAATGAAGGCAAAGAGTTTGCCGTGGTCTTAATGCCTGAAGGTTGTCCTCCGAAACCTGAGAACTTCACAAAGGCGTACAAATGGGCGCTTAACCATCCAGGTTGGCGCGTAATGGATAGATTACAATACAGAATGGGAGTGAGATAATATGAGTAATATACTTCAACCAGACCCGAACGATGTGGCGCGTTTAGCAATTCAACTGTCTAACATTTTTGGTGGCGATGTTTGGGACGACAGTGTGGAAGAAACTGCCTCACGCTGGCTTCGTGCAATGACAGAATTTTCACCAAAAATAGAAATGGACTTCAAGGTTACAACCTTCCCAGCAACAGTCAATCAGCTTATTACTGTTGCTGATATTGAGTTTTCGTCTTTGTGTGCACATCACTTGTTCCCATTTGTGGGTAAAGTACATGTTGGTTACGTACCCAACGAACTTCAGATAGGTCTTAGCAAAATTCCTCGCATTGTGCACCATTTCGCTTGTCGACCTCAAACACAGGAAAATTTGACTGAACAGATTGCCTCTTACTTAAAACATGAACTGAAAGCCCACGGTGTTGCGGTTATTATTGAAGCCACACACACCTGTATGTCAGCTCGCGGAATACGTGAACATAATGGTGTCATGCGCACCTCTGAAATGCGGGGTATCTTTTTGACCGCACCAGATGCTCGTAACGAATTTCTAAATTTAGTGGGTAGATCAAAATGAAATACGCACTAATCACAGCCCCCAATGGATTCGGAGTTGTGCGTGCATTCGAGTTGGGCTATCACTTAGTGTTAGCCCAATATTCGTATGACCCTGAATATGCAGATTTTTACAGGAATGCAAAAAATATGGGTCACTTCATTATGGTTGATAACGGAGCAGCGGAACTTGGCGAATCGATTCCTTTCAAGTCCGTGATAGCATTTGCCCAATTTTTGAATGCCGACGAAATTATTATGCCTGATGTTCTGGATGATGTTGAAAAGACACTACACCTTACATCGAAGAATTTATACACTGTCTTGCCTAAGCATCGTGCGATGGTGCCTCAAGGGAAGACATGGGACGAATGGGAATACTGTGCTAAACGAATGGCAATGCTTGGGTGCGCAACAATTTGCATTGCCAAACGTTACGAGCAATTACCTGGTGGTAGAAAGCACGCATTGAAACTATTACAAGATCTGGGTGTGTTACCGGACCATAACATCCATTTGCTTGGATTCGGTAAGTCGCCCATCGACGAGATCGTTGCGGCCAAAAAACAGTATTCAGGCATTCGCGGTTGTGACAGTGCAGCTCCGTTTGCATATGCACAGAACAATGTAAGTATACAAACACCTGAGCACTACAGCTACAAGTGGGGAGCAGAATTCGCCCGTAAGGAAGTGGACAAGAATGTGCGAGATATTTTAACAGCTTGCAATGAGGATTGGTAATGCATATACAAATTAAAGATCCAGTAACAGGAATAGTAATAGCAGTTCTGTGCGTTGAGCGTGCTGTCAACTCATGCATTGTTATTAGTGCTGATCTAGATCAGATGAGCATGATTACATCGATTGCAAAGGCTATGAAAGTCTCCGAGGTCAGAATGTTTGTGCCTAACGAAGTAGTTTCCGAGATGGAAGAAATTGGCTGGCATGTGGCGGATCATATCACAGCAATGGTAAACAATGGTAAGTAAGTTACCTTTCGCACAATGCACTACATGTCCTCTTCGTGAGGAAGAAATGGTTCCCAGCTTTGGTCCAAAGGATGCATTACTGATCGTAATTGGAGAAGCACCCACTGCTGGTGATGTTGCTTCTGGAATGCCTTTCTCAGGTCAGTCTGGAGCATTAATTGATGTTGCATTGCAAGAGGAAAATGTAAGCCTCGATGATGTTTATCGAATGAATGTGGTAGCCTGCAATGCTGGAAGTTTCGGAGTTCCGGAGCAGGCTGTCGCGTGCTGCACACCTCGGGTGAAACATGAACTAAAACAACATTCCGCCGAAAGAGTTGTTGCATTAGGTAAAACGGCGCATGAGTTTTTCAGTGTCTCTTACAGCGACCTTGGAACAGTCTTCGAACGTGAGGGTAAGCTAGTGGTGCCTAATTGGCATCCAACTTACGTTCTTAAATCTCCAAAGGACGTCAGTGAATTTTATACAATCATGAGACGATCAGTTTCCGGCCCTTTCTCAACAGATTATATACCTAAGCCGGAGGTGCGTTGGGCAAAGAGTGTTCTGGATCTTACGCTTAAACTGAATGCATGCCCAGATGGTGCCTGGGTATCATTCGATATTGAGACTGATCAAGTGCAATGGTACGACAGGCCGGAGCAACCAAGAGATTGTATTTTAATGCTTCAGATAACATGGAGTGAAAAGTTTGGCATCGTCATAGGCGATGACCTTCTTTATGATGAGCCTGAGGTACCTAACCTACTGCAGAAGTTCTTTAATCGTGTACGGACAGTAGCCCATAACGGCAAGTTCGATTGCGTCTTTCTCAAAGCACACCTCGGAGTAAACATTAATCAAGACTTTGACACGATGCTTGCTCATTACACACTGAATGAGAATTCGTTACATGGTCTGAAGTTTATCGCCCGTAATGAGTTTGGTATGCCTGATTATGAAGAGGCGATTATATCAAAATACTTATCAACAAGGAATGATAGGTACTCAAAAATCCCACCTGAAGATTTGGCTACATATGGTGTGTGGGATATCGTCGTGACCTTGAAGCTTCGTGAGTTATTTGCAGTCAGACTTGAAGCGGAAGGATTGTATGAGTGGCCTTTCATGAATATCCTTATGGCTGCTGCCAACGCTCTTGTTGATGTGGAGATTCGAGGTATGCTGGTTGACACGGAACAGCTTGACAAAGCATCCGCAGACTTAAAGATTATTCTTGATGGGTTGGTTGAAAAAATTCGTGAGAGTGTCGGCGAACCTGGTTTGAACCCCGGATCAACACAGCAACTGGCTGTGGTGCTTTTCGACAAGTTAAAACTTCCGATCATTAGAGGTCGTAAAGTTAAACCGCGATCAACAGCCCATGAAGTTCTGGACAAGTTAATGGGCAAGCATCCAGTCATACCATTGCTGATTCAACGTAGCAGAGTCCAAAAGATACGAAGTTCCTATGTTGAAAATATTCGTAGCTACGTAGGTATTGATGGGCGTGTGCATGCAAACTTCCGAATACAAGGCACTGAAGTAAGTCGGCTATCAGTTTCAGATCCAGCATTGCAAACGATTCCAAGACCGTCTGATTATTACGGGGCCTTGATTCGAAGTGCATTTATTGCTCGTCCAGGTTACATGCTTGCAGTTGCCGATTTCTCGCAGGCTGAATACAGAACGTTCACCTGCATGTGTTTAGACCCATTCTTATTGCAGGTATTCAAAGATGGGCGTGACTTACATTCAGAAGTTGCATTGGGCATGTATGGAGAGTCCTATACGAAAGAACAACGTGTACAAGCGAAGATGTTTAATTTCTCTTACCTTTATGGTGGTACCGAACATTCATTCGCGCAAGATGCGGGTTTACCGATTGACGTCGCAAGAAGATTTGTAAGTGACTACAATAGATTAATGCCTGTGGCAAGAGAATTCAAAGCACAATGCCTGACTCTTGCTAAAACGCAAGGTTACGTTCAAACTCGTTTTGGTCGTAAGCGCAGATTCCCCTTAATAACACAAGACACTCTAGATGAAGCTCGTAAGGCAAGTGTTCATATGTTATGTGCTTCATCTGCGAGTGATCTGACATTACTATCCGCAATAGACTTACAGAATGCAGGTGTGCCAGTTGTGTTGACAGTTCACGATAGTGTGATTGCAGAATTACCAATTTCGGAGGCAGAAGATATGAGTAAGTTAATGGTCGAAATAATGAAAAAGAAGGGAGATACTTGGTTTCCCGAAGTCCCTTGGAAAGTTGATTTAGATGTGAGGTTACGATGGGTAGAACCCCTTCCTCTGCCATAACTAATGTACATGACCTACTTTGGTATCGTTGCAGATCATACGCAACACGCCCCAAGTACCCTCAGTTAGTAGTATTTTCAAAATGGAAATCTGAATTGGATCTTCTTGTTCACTACTACGGAGGAAATTACTACAGACATGGATCAGGATTTATTTGGTCGGTCTCCAAACATGAAACACTCATTACCATAGTGAATATTATGCGGGAACGATTTCCCAGTAGACATGAATTCGAAAAGCTAATCATACAGCTTTTCTTAACTGAAAGATAATCTTGGCTCTGCCCATTGCGGGTAAGGAGAATTATGGTTGGCTTACTTGGAAACTTCAAAGGAACGGTAAAACCATGGTGGTTGCCTTTTGATTGGGTTTTTTGCAGAATTACGAATAAAAACTTAACCACAAAAATTGCAATCGTCAAGAACAACAATGTCTGTAATGTTTACGGATTGCCCGTTGAAATCAATAATGGCGTTGTTGTGCGTGCTTGGCATGGCATGGCAACGCCTAACAATCCGCAAACCGCTGACGAAAGTAGTTGGGCGTCTATCGCTAAACTTTATAATCCTTCCAAATGGAAGTAATATGTTGGCGTCTGTGTCTTTTTTTAGGCGGCGAGTCTTGCACAACAAACAACGCCTAACATCGCGCACACCTTAAATCTTTTCATAGTTGGTTCTCCAACGCAGAAAGCATTATTCACCGATGAAGCGGACACTGCCACATAGCACATCATTAAGCGAGTTAAACACTAATGAATTTTGCCTTTTAGCTCGCTTACTTGGGCTTCCATCGCGCCTATTCTACCAGCGAATCTCTCTGCCATATTTTTGATAGATTCATTCGTATTGGTTCTTTCGGAAGCTATAAAGGC